CGCATAAGATCATCCAAACGGCAACCTTTTCTGTTTCATCGCGAAACGCCTCGTCGTTTTCTGCATCCATGTGGCGCAGCAAAAACTCCCCCATCTTGCTTGCGTCCCGGTCCTCCTGGTCCATAGAGTTGGGCCATATTTTTACGCTAAAATCTTTATTGAGTATGAGGGCTTTCATGCTTCGGACATGGTCGCGGATGATATTTGAGACCGGTGTGGGGGCGAGCTCAGTGGGCTTGATGCGGCGAAAGGTGCCAGTGCTGATGATCCAGTCCAGCCACTGCTCGCCGACATAATAGAGCACATTGCGGAACCAGGTGCGCTCTCGAATCACAATGCTTGGATCTTTGATACGGCTGAACGAATCGTTTGCCAGCCGTATCAGCTGCTGATCGGTGTGTCTCATCGGCGAGCTCTCCTTTTAGATGGCGTCCAGCCGTGATCAAGTGCGTTTAAAAGCCGCTGCTGTGCTTTTGCCTTCCGGAGAGTGGTGCCTTTTGAGTGGGTTTGATTGGGTGTTGAGACTTGGTATCGTGAGCCGCGTTTGCGGATCTTTGCCGGCATAGCTCTCCCTTTGCTTGCTTTAAGCTACTCGGACCCGATCGCTTGCGGACTCACCGCCGACAGCTCCGAAGACCTCTTCGGCGTCAATCCCTTCTTGGGTCAATTTGTCTACCGCGTCAGCTACAGTAACCGGTGCGCTGCGGCGGGTCAATCTTTTTACGTTGGCATATTCAATGGCATCGCGTGACATCAGGCGATCGATGAGGTCTCGCTCCCTGCTATCGAACACTCGTTGTCGCCAGACAATGAAGGCCAGTGTTGCGAATAATACAATGCACAGAATGATTTCGTCAATCATTTTCAACCTTTCTCAATGCCCCCGGGCTTCTCCAAAGTTTGCTTTGCGCTCCAAGCTTTCTCGAGCCGCTCGGCCTTGACTTTATAAGTGTTGATGGCAGCGATCACCTTCTTTCGCCACCGCCGGAAATAAAGAACCGTTCCAATAATGCCTACCGTTGTTCCTGCGAAAAATGCTGCGGAGATCCATCCCCAATCCATATCGCACCCCCTTTTTTTAAGCCGGTTTACTGCCATCAAATAGAAAGTGATACGTGTATTCAGACAATTTGTGATCGCCGCACCAGTCGGTGTTATAGACCACCGGCCAGCCGCGCAGCGTTGGTGCATGGCGCCTGCAGCGGCCGAGATCGTAGTGTATCGGCGGTATCCCCAATCTCGGGGGATGCTCCTGGCTCTGTGCTTCAGGTGCGGCGCCCCCCATCGAATACTCCGGCACCTGCTTGGGCACAAAAAATCTGCATGTTTTGCAAATCATTCGCGACAGTCGATCTCCCCAGTTGTCATGAATTTCCATGGCTCTCTCCTTTCTTTGTTCTCATTTTACCAGGCTATTCACCCAGTGGTTAAATGACGCCCTGGTCCGCTGTCGCTCCTCGAGCGTATCGAATTCGTTCTCCAGGCTGCGCGGCTTCCATCCGGCCAGCGAACACAGGATCGCCATGCCCTCAAAATACCTGCTGCAATGATGAATCAACACAACGGCCCTGCAGATCCGCTGTTGTACAGACCAGGGCACATCTATTCGGCCCTTTACCTTGGCGCTGTTCTTGACCAGGGTTTTGAGCTCTTTTGTCTCAACATCAAACAGCCTCTCGATTTGCTGCGTGTGCTCATCTTCGTAGGCATCCATCATAGTTCCTCCCACCCCTGCTCAGAGGATAGATCATTATCAACAGTGGCAAAGCTGCTCTCGAGCCGGCGTTTTTCATCCCATGCAGCCTTTGCGGCCGGCTCAAGCTGCGCCTCTTTGGCTGCGATCTTTGCGGCGTTTATCTCAGCAGCGATGGCCTCAACATCCAGGTTGATCGGCCTGGCCATGCACAACAGCGACGCCTCGTCATAGCAATGATCCTCGAGATCGGTGTCGACATCTTCCACGTTGTGCTCATCGTGGGTCAGCGCCGGCACCGTCCGGATGAAATCTGCGCAAGTCTCATAAACCACCATCATCGGCATCCCCTCGCTGCCATCGGGATTCACCGGGATGCGCAAGCGCTCATGGAATTGGCGAACTTTAAGTGTGCGGTTCGGATCGCCTTTTTGCAAGTTGATTATGCCGCATCCGGCAAAAACCTCAGCCGTGCTTTTGCCCTGGCCGCCACCCTGGTAGTCGGGTTTTTTATTCCAGCAGTCAGGCGAGAGAATGTGGACAACCTTGTCCTTGATGCCCTCTTCTTCTTCAATGCGGTTGATGTGACCGGCAATGACGGTATCGGTCTCGCGGGTGCCGGTGTTTGGCTGCCCGCCTGGCATCTGGCCGTATCGTTCGCGAAATCGATAGAAGCGGCCATCAGCATCCACCCACCACCAGCCTATCGAGTACGGTGCGCCGAAGCCCCAATCCATCGTCATGTAAAGCGGTGCTCCGTGGGGAATGGGTCGCGGTTTAATCACATGGTGACGGTGAGAAAAGAGAAACATTTGTCCGATAAAGATATCCCAGTTGCCGGTTTTATAAGCCGATCGCCAGGGCTCTGGCAGGTTGTTCAGCCTGACGATGTACCCGGGGTCAACGCGATTTAATATCGGGTTGTCCTCGAGCAGCCCGGGAATGTACTGCCTGAGCATCGGTGGCGCATCCGGATTGCTGACATCTGGCGGCGCCCGCTTGAGCTCATAGGGGCGAGCGAAACTTATCCAGCGCTCTTTGACCCACTGGTGACCGACGTTGCCTGGGTTGGTGGCGCAATAGACCCCTGGAACCTTGTGCTTAAATTCCGGCGGGACGTCCAAAGTGCAGCGCACGCGGCCGTACAGATAATTGTAGATCCACGCGGTGAATGTGGTGAGCTCATCTATTAAAAGCACGTGGATCTCGGCGCCCTGGTAGGCGAACACATTTTTTTCGTGTTGGCAATGGCAGAAGTGAAACATTGCCCCATTGAAAAACTCCCAACGCTTCTCGGCCTTGTTGTATGAGGCCAGGCTGGTCGGAAATTCCAGCCAGCTCTGCAGAATGTGATTATGCTCCAGCTCGGGGTAGGTCCGCCGAAAGAGAAAGACCTGGAGGTTTGGAATCTTCACGCACCAGCGCAAGCCCTCTTGGCGCAGCGAATGACTTTTGCCGGGTCCCGCAGCCCCGCCGAATAAAATTTCATTTGCCGGAGAGCTGTGAAGCTGAGCTTGTTTCGGTTGTGGGTTGTAGGCCAGCCGTACGTCCAAGCCTCAGGCTCGCTTCCGTTGTTGTGATTGCTTTGTTTCGTGTTGCTCCTGTGCGATCTCGCGAAGGAGCTTAAATTCTTCTTCGAAACGCTTTAATATTATATCGCTGTGAGTGCTGCAACCGCAAGGGCTTGTAACGGGCAGATCGTCACCATAGCATTCGGGGTCATCAGGGTCAGTGGGTTGCAGGGAATAGACCAGGCCATCGCCACAGCAGGCCGTGCATCTTTGGCGATGTTTTAGGGCAGAATAAAGCTCGTGGGCCATTTCGCAGATTAGTCTCATAGCAGCTCCTCTCGAGGATCAGGTAACGTACAGGTGGAAGATGAACTCAGGTGATGAGATCAAGTTGTATTTTTTTTAAGCTTCGTTTGTCCTTTCTATTGTAATTGTTACAAATTAAATCCCGGGCGGGACCGGCTCCGGATCCGGCACGTTTGTGTATACATTGAAAGTGCCGGTCTTGGCAATATCGCCATCTTTGCGGTCCAAGGCTAAGCTCTTGCGCTCGATGTCAACGGCCGCAGTCAGCGACCTGGAGGCGTTGGTCAGCGCCTGGGCCCGCTTGGTGACATCATCTTGCAGCTGCACCTCGCTGCCGTCTTTTGTAACCACCGTAAACGGCTCGTTGGCATCGACCTCGCGGATAATTCTCATCGCCGCCGCTCTCAGCTCATCCGCATTCCGCCTGTGTTTGTACACAGCCTCAGCGGCCACCTCGGCCGCCTCGTCGACTGTTTCGTCATCTGACTTCCTGTCTCTCGGGGCTTTGTCAACAGCACCGTCAACACCACCAGCGCGGTCTGTTTTTTCAATCACCTTTCGGGCGACAGCTTTTTCATAGCGCTCGGACAGGTCCCGTTTCCATTTTTCTTTTCGGGCCACCACACCGATGCGTTGCCGGCTGATGCTTTCTCCTGGGAATTGCTCGGCATATTTGTCCGAGATTTGCCCGAGGGTGAATCCCAACTCGAAGCGTTTTCGTATCCATTCCCAGTTTTTCTCACGTGGGTTCATATTCGCTTTTCCCCCTTGGGTTTCTAATTAAGCCTGGCACGCTATTCCTGCATGGGTTTCTATATCTTAATGGCTCGCTTGGACATATTGGGTTTCTATCCCATAACGGCTGACACGCTTTTTCCGTCTGGTTTTCTTTTCATAGATGGCTCGCTTCTGAACATTGGGTTTCTATGTCATGACGGCTGGCACGCTTTTTCCCTCTGGGTTTTTAGTGCAAGCTGGCACGCTTTTCCACCGTGGGTTTTTAGGTCATGACGGCTGGCACGCTCAGGTTCGGCGGGTTCCTAATTTTTTATGGCACGCTAAGAATCGATGGGTTACTCAGCTATCCTGGCTCGCTTTGCATATGTGGGTTTTTATGGTGGTCTGGCACGCTCTCTTTGAATGGGTTCTTGGTTTGCCTTGGCACGCTAATTACCGATGGTCTCCTTTTTTTTAACGGCACACCATTTTTTTGTCACCTACCTCGCCAACCTCGCCGTACCTCGCGGCGAAGAAGATATGGGTGAGGGTGACAAGCCACACCATCGCCTACTAACCCGGCGGCTTTCGATACACGCTGTGCTGTCCGGTGTGTTCTGCCCCTTGGCAGCTTGTCACCCCTCATAATTTGGTTGGGCGTGGCAGGGCTTGAACCTGCAATCGGGACATCTAAATCGGCTTTTCCCGTAGGGGAGGTTGTTTAACCTTTATCCCTCTGCCGTCAATGCTGCGTCTATCCTATTTTCGCCTACACGCCCAACATGAAAAACCCCCCAAATATTGATTATTTGAAAAAATCAATATTTCACCAGTTTTTTTCTTACCCATTCTATGCAATAATTATAGGTTTAAATCGTCTTTCCGGATCGCTTAATCCCCTTCGTTTCGAGCAATCGCTGCATTTGCCCACATGACCGATTCTTCAAGTTTCCGGACGGCTAATGTTTGCTCCCGGCTATAGGGCGTTTTTTCTATCATAAGCTTCGCCAACTCAAGGGCCGCATCGCGCAGCATTTGGTAGCGTTGCTCTTGATCGCCAATCGGGGGGTGATAGACGAACCAATTTTCGAGTTGCTTAGTCGTAATCATTTTCCAGTCTTTCATCCGACAATGGTTTTTTAAGCTCTTCGTATAATATCATCCAGAGAATGTAAAAAATTAGCAATCCTGCCGCGAGACTTTCATCTATTATTTCTTTTACAGTGATTTTCATTCTAATTCTCAATCAATGAGGGCTCGCTCAGCTCAAGTGGGTTTCTCCCTTCGATTGGCATGCTTGTTTTCACTGGGTTTCTAAATATCTCTGGCACGCTTACACCTTACGGATGGCTACATTGCTTTGGCTCGCTGATTAGTCCTGGTGTTCTGCCCCTCTTTGGCTCGCTAGATGTTTATGGATTAACAATTTGCCCTGGCTCGCTCACATGTTATGGGTTTATAGATGTTTATGGCTCGCTCATATGTTCTGGGTTTATAGACGATAGCGGCTCGCTTGGTCTTCGAGGGTTTTTAGCTTCCGATGGCTCGCTCACGTTTTTTGGGTTTCTGCCAATCTCCGGCTCGCTTGGAGGTATTGGGTTTCTGCCAATTCTCGGCTCGCTCACGTATTTTGGGTTTATGGCAGGTTCCGGCTCGCGCTAACATTATACACGATTAAGCCGGTTATTAAATGGCTCGGCTAAGATGACATGGGTTTGCTGCACTTTCTTGGCCCGCTTTGACTTATTGGGTTTCTATTGTTGAATGGCTCGTTTTTCTGTGGTTTTCTTTTACCCTGTGGCCTCGCTTACTGCTTATGGCTTTCTATCACCTTAAGGCTCGCTGAAAACACTTGGGTTGCTCGCATGCCCTGGCTCGCATCAGTTCTTTGGGATTCTTATTATATTTGGCTCGCATCAGTTCTTTGGGATTCTATATTTTTTTGGCTCGCATCTATGCTTTGGGATTCTTAGTTTTTTTGGCTCGCTTTATTTCATAGGTTTTCTAACTCTCCGCGGCTCGCTCGATGACGCTGGTTTTCTCAAAGGTCTCGGGCTCGCTTATTTTTAATGGCTTCCTAACGCACCCTGGCTCGCTACCTTTTAGTGGTTTTCTTTTTCCCTGTGGCTCGCTTGAAACCATTGGTTTTCTAGGCTCCGCTGGCTCGCTCCTTTCATTTGATCTTCTCAGACAGTTTGGCTATTTGTCCCAAATAATAACTGATTGTGCAAACAACACACGTTGACTCCTCAAAGTCCCACCACATGCAATCTTCTTCCCGGCAAGTAAACTGTGGCTCTATGTCCACCAACTTTAAACTCGTTACTTTGGGGTCGGCTGACAACCCGGCCATTATAAAAGGGCACGCTGACATAAGCTTTTTTCCTCTTCTTTTTGTGGCTCGCTGGTTTCTTCTGGCTCTCTCATATCCTTTTGGCTCGCTTGACCTCCCTGGCGTCCTTTATCTTCCTGGCGCTATGGATCGCTTAAATCAATAGGGTTGCTCATCATCCATGGCTCGCTAGATTCCATCGGGGTTCTG